TTTACTGGATCAGCACAAATTGACGGGACAATAAGACCACGCATCGCAATGAAAGGCGTTGGCATTGATGTTGAGGTTGCATTCAACAAGGGAAGACCAGCATTGAAGGGAGCTAGCGTCTATGCTATCACCTCCAACAGGGGAATGATCACCGAAGAATAATATGGCAGACATCCAATCAGGAACAATATACGCAAATGGTGCGCAGGTAACCGCAACCAACTTGAACGCGCATGTCAATAATGCCGTACTTGTACCTGGGGTTATTAGCGACAGAACAGCCGTTGCTTCTGTTACAGGCACTGACTCGCTGCTTGTTTTGCAGGCTGGACAGCTTAGGAAGAGCACCATTACTCAGGTGCAGACTGCCATTGCCCCGGATCTGACTCCGTACATCAACAAGAACGGCTCAGTTGCCATGACTGCCGAGTTGACCTTGTCTAACTCTCTCCCTGTAAACGCTTTGTCTGCTGCTTCCAAAGGTTACGCTGACACCAAACAGACTGCCTTAGGTTTCACTCCCGTCAACAAAGCAGGCGACACAGGTGTAGGTCCAATAGCTTTATCTGTTGATCCTGTCAGCGCGCTTCAGGTTACCACCAAGCAGTACGTTGACACTGGCCTTGCTGCAAAGCAGGCGTCCCTAGGGTTTACTCCGGTCAACAAGGCCGGTGACACTGGGTTAGGGTCGCTAACAATTGGAACAGGCAACACGCTCACGTTGGCAGCAGATCCCGCGTTGCCGCTACAAGCATCCACCAAAGCTTATGTGGACGCTCAGGTTGTGGCTGCCGGCCCTGGGCTAGTCCCCGCCGGTGCGGTAATGGCTTTCTATCGCAGCACACCGCCAACAGGCTGGATTGAGTGCAACGGACAGAGTGCGGCAGCGTATCCTAACCTTGTTGCGATTGGCGTTACCACTACGCCTGACCTTCGTGGTGAGTTTGTCCGTGGCTGGGACAACGGCAAGGGCACTGACCCAGGTCGTGCGCTAGGTACTGCACAGGATGATGCATTTGAAAGCCATTATCATGGCTATTATGCTGCACAAGGAATTTCGTCTGGATCATATGCGGCGTTTCAAGGTGGAAATTTTAACAATAGCATACCATCAACTACTTCTGTTGGAGGCACAGAAACCCGTCCCAAAAACATTGCATTGATGTACTGCATTAAAACGTAATGAAAACACTTACGCTTGATCTTTATGAGCGTATAATTGACGCAGTATATGAAAAGTCAAAGCACAGCCCAGATATGGAGATTGGAGACGGCACAAGAAACAACTGTGCTGAGTACATCTCTTTCTACGCTTTGCACAAAGGTCTTTTCTGGAGCGAGCAAGACGGCAAGATTTGCGGCGTTTCAACTGCTCACCCTGGTCGCTCTGACTTTAGCTGGACTTGGCCTGAGCCAGAGAATGGAGTCTGGACTGCCCACCTTGTTTGGGCCGACAATATCCAAGCGCACGCTGAAGTGCTTCAGCAGTTTTTGTCTGAGCAACCAGAACCAGTCACTGAGCTTTGGACTTGGAGAAACAACAGTCTTGTAGAGCTTACGGCAGCTAAAATTAAACGGCTATTTTTATATGGGAAAAGGCGGATCAACAACCATTCAAGCTCCAGCGGCTCCAAACTATCAGGAGTCAATGCGGAGCATCCTCGAGGCTCAGGTGGCGATGGCGCCTCAGGTTTACGCGCAGGAAGCAATTTACCAGCCTAAGTACGCTGAGCTTCAGGCTCAAACACAGGCATATCTGGGCGATCAGTCGCTGCAACAGGCAGCGAAGATGTACCCTCAGGTTGCGCAGATTGAAGCTGGCTACAACGCCGCCAATCGCGTAGCAGAACTTCAGCAGCTTCAGTCTACTCTTCCCGAGTATCAGAAGGCGTTTTCCTCACTGACTCCCGGCTACCAAGAGGCCCTTGGATCTACCGGCCAGCTTGCGCAACAGTCAATGGCTCGCTCTTTGCAGGCGCCACAGCTTACCGCTTTTGAGCAAGGCATTGCTGGACCGCAAGTGGGCGGCATGGTTGGCAGAGTCCGCGGACCACAGATGCAGTCTGGTCTGGGGCAGATTAATCAGGGCACGGTTTCACAGTACGTCAACACGATGCCTGGCGCCGAAGACTACGCCAACTTTCTGGCTCAATCCTCTGCTCAAGAACTTGGCGCAGGCAAAAGTCTTACCCCTGAAGAGCAGCGCCTTGCTGACCAGTCTGCTCGCTCAGCTTTTGCTGCTCGTGGAACCGCTCTGGGCGGGCAAGCAGTAAACGCTGAAATCTTGAATCGTGCGTCTGTTCAGAACCAACGCTACCAGCAGCGCCTAGCTAATGCTCAATCCGCGGCCGGCCAGATTCAAAGCATTTACCAGCCAGCCTTGGCTCAGTCGCTGCAACGTCAGCAAGCTGGCCTTGAGTATGGCTTGGGCGCGCAGCAACAGGCTTTTGGTCAGGCCCTGCAAAGGGAACAGCTTGGCATGGGCGCGCAGGAAACTGCCTTCCAGCAAGCACTGGCTCGCGGCCAAGCGGAGCAGGGCAGGCTACAGGCTGGCACTGCCATACAGGCCGGCCAGGCTCAGCTTGGTGCTGGCGCTATGGGTCAGCTTCAGGCCGCTCAGGCTCCTGTGTTGCAGGCGTTCTACAAGCAGCCTATCCTTCAGGGTGCTGCCAATTCGGCACAGCAGATGGGCTACAACATGGGGCAGGCAGCAGGACCGCAGTTGTTCAACCCGGAGTCGCAGACTGGCATGGGCTCGATCTATGGTGCCTACAACTCACAGATGAACTTGGCTGCCGCGCAGGCTCAGGCTAATGCTGCTACGTCTGCTGGGAAGAGCAGCATGATGGGCTCACTGGGTGGCGGGCTACTTTCCGCTGGCGGCATGATTGGCGGTGCAATGATTCTTTAATGACTGCTGAACAAATTATATTACTGGCACTTAAACATGCTAGGCGTCCTGCCGTTCTTTGGAGCGGCGGGAAAGACAGCACTGTACTGCTTGATCTTGTCAGAAAGATCCGGCCTGACATTGAGGCAATTCACTTCAAGCTGCCGTTCCTGCCGCATAAGTATGCTTTTCACCATGTGGCACAGGAAACCTATGGCATGACTGTGCATGACTGGGTGCCTGAATCTGTGGCTTTAACGCACGGCAATGGGCGCATAGATGTCTGTGAAAAGTACTCTATAGGAGATGGCAACATCAGGGTCATGCGAGGCACAGAGCCAATGGAGTTTTTCAAGCCTTGGGTGTGCGGCAAGGAGTGGTTAAACCGCCCAAAGGCACGCATCGTATCTGATTTTGACGTGCTTCTGTGTGGGCACAAAAGCAGTGACGAAGACCCCCTTACTGGTCAGGTTCCTTTGGAGATTCACAAGAAGATGCTAGGGCCAAGCACGGAAATGTGGTTTCCGTTGCGGGAGTGGACTGACGAGCACATCTCAGCCTACATCAAAGACAATGGCGTCTTGTTTGATCAAAACAGGTACGACAGCAATGTGGTCAGCAAACCAGACAAGCATCTAAACTCAGACTACGTCCACGCTTGCTTCAACTGCGTAGACAAGCGACTTGGTAAGTTTGTGCATTGCCCCAAGTATGACATCCAAGTAGAGAACCTGCATGAGCACGTCCTCCATGAGCAGCCAGTCGCAGAGTATTGCAACATCCGATCTGGATTGCAGGACCTGCGGAGCCTGTTGCAGCCACAAGTGGAGTTGGCCGGTGTTGCGCCGGGACAGGACTGACGCCACAGGAATACCACCAGAACTAATTCGAGATGACTACCCACTGCTTAAGACATGCAACAACAGGTGTGCTGCATTGTCTGGAGTTGTTGGCAAGTCAGTTTCGTGTACAATTTACGAAAACCGTCCCCAGGCTTGCCGGCAGTTTAAGGCAGGAAGTCCACTTTGTTTAGAAGCTAGGAGATCATTTTATGGCAAAACCAATTAATCTTTACCAAGGGCCAGCACCGGCTGCCATGGGCATGATGGGCCAGGGCATTCTTGAAGCTGGCGCAAACATTGGGCGCACCATTCAGGGTGGCTACGAGTCTATGGGCAAGAGTCTTGGCGAAGGAATCAAGAGTGCCGCAAGTTCTGTTGCCGGTGCCTACACGCAAAGCAAAGACGATCAGGCCAAGTTTGACGCCACCAAGAAGATGGTTAAGGCTTTTGAGGGCTACTTGCCAAAACAAAAAGATCCTGTTACCGGCAAGGAGTTTAGCCCAATGGCAGATGAACTTAAAGGATTTCTTAACGATACTACTGTTTCCACCAGAGAAAAGGTTGCTATGACTCCAATGGTGATGAGCTTTCTTGGCAACGCACAGCAGCAGTACGGCAGGGAATCGGTTGCCAATATCATGGCTGGCAGTCGCGTTGAGGCCGCCGGCGCACGCAGGCCGGCACCGATGACAGGCAGCACATTTGGCGGCGTGCCTACGCTTGATAGCATTTTTAACAGCCCAGTAGGCCAAACCCAGCCTCAAAGCAGCGGCAATCTTTCTGAACTTCCAATGAATCCTTCTCAGGGCAATCCTGCCCCTTTGCTGCGCACTGTTTCTTCTGAGATGCCGTCACAGCAAGGACAACCAGCTTCACGCATGACTTTAGACGGCAAAATGGAAGTCTGGAGCAGCAGGCTAAACAAATATGTTGAGATAGATAATCCGATGCAAGACATCCAGTACTAATATGGCTGATCCAACTTACCTAGATTCAGCACAGGAATATCAGCGGCCCGGTATTCCAGGGCTTGATCCATATGCTGAGTATTTGAATCAAAACGAAACTCTGCTAATGAGTCCACAGGGGCAGTATGCTGCTCCTACTCGTGAAGAGTATCAAAAGTATTTTTTGGAAAGCCAAGCTCCTCCCAAAGCAGTTGCAGTGCCTCTAGCCGTAGCTGAAATGGCTGCTGCCATGCCAAGGCAAGCACAGCCTAGTGCTATGCCTGTGCCAGCAGGAATGCCGCAAGAGATGGCACCACAGCAGCCAGGACAGCAGCGTCCAATGACCATCAAGGAGCAGATTGCTGCGCTTCCGTATGAGGCAGATAGGCTTGAGGCAACCAGAAAGGTCATTCAGCAAACTAGGCTTAAAACATACAATGATGCGTTAAAATATGTTGGTGAAACTTACGGCATTGAAACAACTCAAGGCCAAAACGCCTTAAAGACCATCAAGGATAGCATTGATGAAAACTTGCCGTTGCCTAAGCCAGTTGAGGAAAGTGCTCAGTACAAGGCTGCTGAAAAGAACTGGGATGGCAGCCTTCGAGACAGGCAAAAGCGGCTTGTGGCAGCGTATAATGTAGTCCAAAAATCTCAGGATTTAATGGGCAAAGACCCAAATGAGGCTCTCTTGTTTATGCGGTCATCTATGGCAAAGCCATTGCAGTCTATTATTTCAAGCGATGCAATTCAAGTTAGCGAAATGCTAATCCAATATCAAGATTTGCTGAATGCTCCTGCTTTTGCGCAGCTTACAGGCAAACAGCCCACAAACCCTGCAATTTTGTACAACAAATACCTGTCTTTAGATGAAAAAGAACGAGGCACATTTGCAGAAAATCTTGTTAAGGCAATGGTAGAAGCCAACCCACAACGGGCGCTTAAAAATGCAATTTACACCGTAAATGCGTATGCTGATGGATACAACAAAGACATTAACGATCAAGTTGTCTCTCCAACAAGTCCAACAGTTGCAAAGCGCCTAGGGGCGGTTCCTATTAATCTGCTTGTTCAGAAAGATGATTCTCCTGATGTTGTTGTTGTAAGACCTGGGCAACAAGCTGGCGTTGCTATTCCGCAATATACTCCAGAACAAGCCCGCGCTGAACTTCTGCGCCGGCAGGCTGCAAGGGCAAATCAACAAGTTGATCTTACTGGCAAACAAGGATTCTAAGCATGACTGACTTATCCCAACTCAGCGATGAGCAGCTAATGCAGATTGCTGCGAACGGACAACAGCAAGCGCAGCCTGGTGCCATGGGACAGCAGGACTTGTCTAGCCTTACAGATGAGCAGCTTCAGGCTATAGCATCTCAAGAGCAGGCAGTAGACACAGGCTTGCTTGCTCGTATAGCTGACTCGTTTACAGGCAAATCTCGCAGAACAAAAGAGATAGAGTCTCTACCAGACTGGCGCGAGAGTATGCCAGAGTTTAGTTTGGCAAGCGGCATCCCGGCTCTTAAGACGGCAATCGGCACGATGTCTACCAGTCCAGATGAGACGGCAAAAATAATTCAAGCCAATTTTCCTGATGTTCAGTTGCGTCAGGATGAAAAAGGCAACTACATCTTTAAGTCTGGCATTGACCAGAAAGAGTACGCACTTAAGCCGGGCTTTAGGGCAAGCGATATTCCTAGGGCAGTGTTTGGTGCCCTGTCGTTTATTCCAGCAGGAAAAGCGACCAGCTTGCTTGGGGCATTTGGGGCTAACGCTGCAACTCAAGCAGCCATAGAGGCATCACAGGCGGCTACAGGCGGCGAGTTTAACGCAGGAGAAGTGGGCGTTGCTGGTGCTCTTGGCTCGCTTGGAGAGGCTGCCGGCAGGATTCTGGGGGTGGCAATACCTGGAGCAAAGAGGCTTCTTCAAGGTAAGTCTTTCATTCCAGATGAAATTGCGGCAACTATTCCTGCGCTTTCACAGGAAGTGATGGAGGCTGATCTAAATGAATTGGTTAGGAAAGCCAGTTCTGGAACGCTTGGGTCTGCCAAGTATCAACGGCAACTAGCAGAGTTGGCTAAAATCAATCCTGATGCCCTTAACGCTGCCACTGAATTAGGCATTCAATTGCCTCCAGATGTTTTTAGTGACAACCTTCAGCTTCGAGCGATTGTTGGCACTGGCAGGGCAATCAAGGGATCCGAGGCTGATGCGGCATGGAGACAGGGTGTCATGGACACTGTCAAGCAAGCAGATGTTGTCTTGGATAACATTGATGCTTTAACAGAAGCGTCCGTAATGTCAGATAAAGTCTTTCAGACATTAAAGACACAACGAGATAACTTAAAGCAGCAAACTAGCACTGCATACGGTGAGGTTGATTCTGTAGTTCCAAAGAAGACCATAATTTCAAAACCAATTCCGGCAGATCCAGATTTGGGTATTGCTGCAAGTTTTGAGGGGCCAGGAATGCCAAATCTTGAGGCTTTACTTAAAGCTACTGTAGAAAATCGGGGAGGAGTTAAAGGACTTACATCTCAAGAGAGCAGCCTCTTGAACATGGTCAAAAATGATACAATCACTTATGACCGCCTGCTTCTTGAAAAGAGCGATCTTCGCCGAGCACTTCGTGGCAAACAAACGCCCTACTCTAATCTTGACCAAAGCATTGTAGAAAAGCTCTACAACGCAATCTCAAAGGATCAGCTTAATGCTGTTGGAGAGATTGCTGGAACTGATGTAAGCGACAGGCTTGTTTCTGCTAATTTACTTTACACAAAACAGAAGCAACTTGAAAAAACACTGGTTGATGGATTTGGAAAGGAGTTTACCAAAACTATTGTTCCATTATTTGAGTCTTCTGTAAAAAGTGCCGCAAAAGGAGATGTAACAGCACTTAATAAGCTGCTGTTGATTGTTCCAGAAAACCTACAGAAAGAAGCAGTGTTGTCTGCCATTTCAAATTCTGTTCGCCCAACCACAGGCGAGTTTAAGGGACAGTTTGGAATTACTCAGTTTGACAACTTTTGGGGACAACTCACAAAACGTCCTGTTGTTGCTGATAGAATTCAAAACATCATAGGAACTGAAGCATTTGATGTACTAGATGCCTTGGGCCGAACATCAAGGTTAGTCAAACAATCCTCTGACGCAATTAGCCAAACCGGAGCTAGCAACCAGGCAATCTTGCGGGATCTTCGAGTAACTACTTTTACAGACAGGCTGACACAGCATCTTGCCTCCAAGTTTGGGCAGGGTGCTGCTGCTGCTATTGGCGGCAAAATGCTTGGTCCCTTTGGGTTTGCTGCCGGTTTAGCTATTCCAAAATTGCTTGGAGCACCAAAGGATCGAGTTGCCTTGGCCGGCAAAATGTTTAACAGCGCCGAGTTTCAAAATTTGGTCTTGGACACGATGACAAGGGCAACTCCGCGCCTTTCTGCAATTGAGGAGTTTGCCAGGTCTGGACAGTTTTCCAGATTTGCCAAGCTCACCAGCCTGCCGTCTGATCTACCATCGAAGGTGCGTTACATCAAGGCTGCGCTGATGTCAGAGCAAGACATGCTGCTTCCTCAGTCAGCATTTCAGCCAGATCGTGTTGTTGCAGAAGTTCTTCCAAACGGCACTGTTAAAACTGATCCTACAACAAAGTTCAGGATCATCCAAAAGGCTAAAGGCAAGTTTCGGCTTGTTGCTCCAGATGGCTATATGACTGTTCACGACTCTGAGCAAGAGGCAATTAGGTCTGCTACCAAGCGCCTTCGCCAACTGACAAACAGCCCACTTAAATAACACCATGCAAAACAACCAGTCTCCCACAGAAAAGGCTTTTGTTCAGAGCATTCAGGCCGAGATCAAGTCCGGCAAGCCGCCCAAGCAGGCTGCTGCCATCGCCTACTCCGTCCAGAAGGAAGCTGCTAAAAAGCAGGCTGCTGCAAAAAAACGCTAAAGGTCTATTGACCTCCAGCCGATCCCCTAGTTGTCTGCCAACCAGCGCTGGTTGATGCAGGGACAGTCGTCCTTGCCCAGGGCTGAAGACACCAAAACGAAAATATGAAAGTTGCTAAAATCGCTGACCTTACAAACCTCGCTGACGGCAGCATCATCGGCGAGATGTCCGTGCAGGTTAAGGCCGCCTTCCCTGCCAAAACCGGCGAAGGCAAATTTGGACCCTGGCGCGTAGTTTCCGCCATCCTGAAGGACTCTACCGGCGAGGTCCGTGCCTCCTTCTGGACCAATGACGAGATCAAGGATTTGATCGGCCAGACCATCACAATCAAGAGCCAGCCTACCAACAAGGGCTTGCAGGGTTTGTCTGTGAAGTACTCGAAGCATTCTGACTCGAACGAGCTAAACGTCTCCGAGAAGGCTGCCATCATTGATGGAGTCCGCGGTGCAGAAAAGCAGTACGAGCAGGCTGTGAAGACCAACGCCTCGCTGGCTTCCGGTCAGGGAGCAGGCACACCGGCTGACGCTAAGCGGCTCGTGTTCCAGCGTGCACAGCTTTATGTGCAGTGCGCTGCTGCTGCCAAGTGGGCCGCCGAGCAGGCTGGCATCACGGCAGCGGAAGAGATCCAAGCTGTGCGGGCGTCGATCTTCATCAGCGCAGACAAGGCTAACCTGTTTAACTGTTTTCCTGCTACAGCAGCAAAGCCGGCCGCGGTGGAAGTGCCCGATGAGATTCCCATGGGCAAGGTCATCGACGAACTGGAGGCTGAAGCAGGATGGTAAACTCCCGCGCTAAGGGTGCTCGTGGTGAGCGTCTCTGGCGTGATGAACTCCGCGAAGCTGGCTTTACTGCACGCAGGGGCCAGCAGTTCGCCGGGGGCACTGACAGCCCGGACGTGATTTGCGAGGAGCTTAAGAACTTGCACATGGAAGTCAAATGTGTGCAGGCGCTCAACCTTGATAAAGCCTGCGAACAAGCTGAGCGGGATGCAGGCAAGAAAGCCTGGATCGTTGCTCACAAGAAAGACCGTAAGCACTGGAAGGTTACCATGGATGCGGGGACTTTCTTTCAACTACTCCGTGAAGGCATGGATTGTTTTACAAAACCATAGGAGACAATCGGGAAAGACCGGTCAGGGGCTGCGCATCTGTCCAACACGCAGACCAACAAAACTAAACTATGAACATCACAATCAAGATCACACACGCTTCCGGCACCGTCATGGAAGTCAACATCCCCATGCTCGATTCTGCGGCTGTCACAATGCCATCCGCTCCGGTGACACCAGACGAGCCACAAGCGGCATCAGAACCGGCCATTCCGGCTGCGGACGCGCCATCAACGAAGTCAAGCGATGAGGTGCTTGAAGACTTGCCTTACATTGCTGGTGCTGAGGCCGAGAGGTTTTTGCG